GCCGCGACCTGCGGAATATCTTCTACAAGTCGCTCATATGATTCGACACCGCCGTTGCGCGAATCAACGTCGATCACGAGCAATTTATAGACAAGAACGCCGTAACCAGTGGCGAAATTGCCCATTTCTTCCATGACATCGAGCTGGTCGTCGGACCACTCGGGCGTGTATGTCCAATTAGCAGTAAGGGGGTGCTTGCCCGCGGCCTTGCAATCCTTGTGGCCACATCCGCAGCTGCCGTCACGACGTACTGGGTGAAGCCCAAAAACGCGATGACCTGCCTCCCAAAAAGCGCGGTGCATCATTTGAATTAATCTTTCTGACGTAAATATTCTATTAACTTATCCAATGTCGCGAGGGTCGGGTTGGTGTTTTTCCCTGACGCGATCGCGCGTATCGTGTTTTCGTGTAGACCAGTCTGGGCTGCCACCTTCGCTAAATTGCGATCGGACAGCATGCGCCTAATCCTTTCTAATGGGTAATCGTCCATTTCATTATTCCTTTTCACCATTTCGATGTTGACATTCCCACAATCATGCCTGTAGTGTCAACCCCGTTGAAGCAGAGGAGTGTGCCAATGGGCATTTTAGATAGCGTAAGTAAGCCGGGTGATCGTCCGGTCCTAGTAACGATCTGCGGTGACAGCGGTATGGGTAAGACCACGCTTGCCACCACCTTCCCGAAGCCAATCGTGATCCGTGCGGAGGATGGCCTGCAGGCTATTCCGTCGAACATTCGTCCCGATTCGTTTCCGGTCCTATCTGGTCCCGAAGACCTTTGGGAGCAGTGCAAGGGGTTAATTAACGAACAGCACGACTATCAGACGCTGATCGTTGATTCGGTTACGGCGCTTGAGCGTATGTTTGGCCAGTGGGTGGTAGATACCGACCCTAAGAAGCCGCGGGGCCTACAGCAGGCTCTCGGCGGTTACGGCGCAGGCCGTGACGCGGTGGCAGGCATGCACCAGCGTTTGCGTAAGGCGGCGGGTATTCTGGCCGAGAAGCGCGGCATGAACACGGTGTTCATTGCTCACGCGGACACAACCAAGATTGAGCCACCGGATGACGATGCATACATGCGCTATACATTGCGCCTGCATGAGAAGTCGATGCCAGCCTACGTCGATGACGTGGACGTGGTAGGGTTCCTAAAGCTTGAGACCTTTACGACAGGTGATGGTGACAAGAAGAAAGCGATCTCTGACGGGACACGCATTCTGATCACCTACGCTACGGCGGCAAACGTCAGCAAAAACCGTTACGGCATTACTGAGCCGATCCCGGTCAAGCTGAACGAAAACCCATTAGCGAATTATATCCCATCTTTGAAAGGTAAGGCACAATGAGTAATTTTTGGGAACTGAGCGACGGTGATGATGTCGCAAAAACAGGCGGTAAGTTTGAAGTTGGGGGCGGCAATGATTTTGAGCCGATCCCTGATAAAACTGAATGCGTGGCCGTGATCGACGAGGCCGGCGTTATTTCCAATCAAGCGGGGTTGAAGTTGATCTCGCTGCGTTGGAGCATTTTGACGCCGGCGGATTATAAGAACCGCAAGGTGTTTCAAAAGCTTTGGGTGTTTGATCAGGACCCGCAAGCCAAGAACCCTGTCATCAAGCAGGACAAGGCCAAGAAGATGTTGTTCGCGATCGACAACAATTCTGGCGGCAAGCTGAAGGCGTCGGGTAAGGAACCAACGTCGGAATTGCTTCAAGCATCGGTGATGAATAAGCCAATGCAGATCAAGATCAATCTCATGAAACGTGACGATGGCACGGGCATGAATTGGATTTCGTCAGTCTCTCCGCGGGGTGGGGCCGCCGCAGCTGCTCCCAAGGCTGTAGCGGTAGCGGAAGACGACGAAGTACCCTTCTAGGGCTGGAAGGGTTGGGGGCGGCCTACGGGCCGTCCCTGTTATTTTAATAAAGGATGACAATGGAACAGCGCACCGAAGAATGGTTTAAGGCCCGCAAGGGTCGGGTTACAGGGTCATCCGTAGGGGCCATTCTTGGTGTGTCTCCATTCACCAAGCGATCTGACGTCATGCGTCGCATGGTACGTGACTGGCATGGGGCGCCATCAGAGTTCACGGGAAATGTAGCTACAAATTGGGGTACATTGAACGAGGATGGTGCCATTTGCCAGTACGAGATGAATACGGGCCAAATGGTTGAGAAGTGCGGTTTTTACACGATGGATGACTGGTTAGGCGCAAGCCCTGACGGTCTGGTCGGTGCAACTGGTCTAATTGAGGTTAAGTGCCCTTATGGGTTACGCGATCGTCCTAGCCCAGTTTTTAAAACCGCAAAAATGCAAGTCCATTATTACAGTCAGATGCAGATACAGATGTATGTAACGGGCCGCGAGTGGTGCCATTTTTATCAGTGGGCCCCAAACGGAGACGAGTTAGAAACGGTACACTTTGATAAGCCATATACCGACACGGCTCTCATGGCATTAAAGCGGTTTTATGACGAGTATTTGATCGAGCGCGAAAAACCAGAGAAGTATTTAGATGGGCAAGAGATCGCAGTTCAAGCGCCACAAGCTTGATCTTTATTCGACGCCGGAGGATGCGGTCCTACCGCTTCTAAAGCATTTAGATAAGGTTACGTACTATGCGGAGCCGTGCGCTGGCGATGGTGCGTTGATTAAGATTTTACAAAAGCATGGCCACAAATGCGTGGCGGCTTATGACGTTGAACCTAGACATAAGATTGTGAAACAACTCGATGCGACATTTCTTAAAAAAGAAGACCTCAATCGCGCTGACGTCATCATTACGAATCCGCCTTGGGGACGGGAAGTGCTTCATCAGATCATCGAGCGGTCTTTTTTTCTGGCACCAACGTGGCTTCTATTTGACGCCGACTGGATGCATACGAGGCAAGCGATCCCTTACCTTACGCGTTGCAAAAAGATCGTGTCGGTAGGGCGGGTAAAGTGGTTTGGTAATACGGCGGGTAAAGACAACTGTTGCTGGTATCTTTTCGAAGATTGCCCAACAGAAACAATTTTTGTAGGGCAATAGATGTTAAGAGATTATCAGCAGAAGGCGCATGATGCGCTGATCCAGTGGATTAAGAAAACCACTGAGCCTGTCATGATTGAGGCCGCCACTGGGGCGGGCAAGAGCCACATTATTGCGGCATTGGCGGAAACTATTCATCGCATATCTAATGGCAAAAGAATACTTTGCCTTGCGCCAAGTGCAGAGCTTGTGATCCAGAACAGTGAAAAGTACGCGCTTACTGGCAACAAGTTTTCGATTTTCTCGGCCAGCGCTGGGGCAAAGTCGCTGCAGCACCCGGTGGTCTTTGCCACGCCTGTGACGGTTCATAACCGGATTAAGCGTTTTGGCAATCAGTTTGCCATGATTATTATTGATGAGTGTCACGGCATCACCCCGACGATCCGTAAGATTGTTTGGGCTATGCGGGAACAAAACCCCAATATTCGCGTTGTTGGTATGACGGCCACGCCTTACAGGATGGGCACTGGATACATCTTCGCGCAATGGCCGAACGGTAATCCCGTTCCCGAGCGGGAAACAAGCGACCCTTATTTTGCTATATGCGTTGATCGCATTACTGCTCGGGAACTTATTGATAAGGGTTTTTTAACCAAGCCGGTCATTGGTAAAATTCATGCCGAGAGCTATCACACGCTAGATATGAAGTTGAACAGCCGAGGGCAGTTCGACGCGGCCGATGTTGATCGGGCATATGTAGGACTGGGCAGAACAACGTCCGACATTATTGCAGACGTGGTTGCACAGGCCAGAAACAGGCAGGGAGTGATGATCTTTGCGGCGACCGTGCAACATGCCCACGAATGCTTTGCCAGCCTGCCCCGGGAGCTTTCTGCGATCGTTACTGGCGACACACCAAGAGAAGAGCGCGCAGACATTATAGCTCGGTTCAAAGCGCGTGAAATCAAGTACATCGTCAACGTATCGGTGCTGACAACTGGTTTTGACGCGCCACATGTGGATTTGATTGCAATGCTACGCGCGACGGAATCGGTTGGTCTGTTGCAACAGATCATTGGCCGTGGGTTGCGTACTGCTGAAGGTAAAGACGACTGCCTAATTTTAGACTACGCCGAAAATCTTGAGCGCCATTGCCCGGATGGCGATGTGTTTAATCCTGAAATTGAAGTTACAAAGGGAACCGATAGTACCTTATACATAAGATGTATTTGCCCATTATGTGACGCACAAAACGAATTTGTTGGCAGGCCAAATCCGTCTGGATTTAAAATTAATCCATTAGGATATTTTTGCGACCTCGATGGTGAGCCAATTAGAACCGAGCACGGTGATATGCCTGCACATTACGGCAGGCGTTGTCAGTCAAAACAATTGTTGGCCAATCAATTAGTTCAATGTGCTTACCGTTGGACTTCCAAACAATGCCCGCATTGCGAAGCAGAGAACGATATAGCATCAAGATATTGTGCCGAGTGTAAGGGCGAGATTGTCGACCCAAACGAAAAGCTTGTTGCTGCGTTTAAAGAGATGAAGGCAGACCCTACGCGGCGGCAGACGGATGTTGTGACGGGTTGGGAGATCAATAGCACCCTTAGCCAGTCTGGGCGCGAGTGCTGGCGAATTAATGTTACTACGCCTTACCGATCGTTTGCGTTCTGGGTATTTAAATCACCGACATGGTCGCAGGGATATCACGATCGGGCCATGTTCTTAGGTTTAGGCGGCAAACAACCGGAAACAATTACCTACGCCAAAGACCACGATACCAAGTTCTATAAAGTGTTTGCATACAACCGGAGGGCAGATGAAATTCCCGCATGATATCCCAGTATTTGGCGACATGAGTTATCGCGGCGAGTGCCCATCCGAATCAATGGAGCAGGTTACGTTCTTTAATAGGCTGCGTAAGGATTATCCTGATTCGTGGGGGCTTATCGCATTCCATCCAAGGAATGAGGGCAAGCGCAGCTGGACGAAGGCGGCATTTGAGCGGGCCGAGGGCATGACCAAGGGGGCGT